GTGAAGACCCTAAAAAGAATCCACTATCTCCTAGAACTAAACTAGATGTAATGAAAAAGATATTTCCTAGTCATGCAAGAAATATTGAAATCAATACAACTAATATGATATTAGACATTGCTACTAAATTACACAATCAAGGTTATTCAGAAATCAAAATGGTTGTTGGTAGTGATAGAGTTAGAGAATTTGAAACTATACTAAAAAAATACAATGATGTAAAATCCAGACATGGTTATTACAACTTTGATAATATAAGTGTTGTATCGGCTGGCGAAAGAGACCCGGATGCCGAAGGCGCAACAGGTATGAGTGCAAGTAAAATGAGAGCTGCAGCTGCCAAAGGTGACCTTGCAAGTTTTAAACAAGGTTTACCTAGAAACGCAGACGCAGAAAAGATTTTCAAAGATGTCCGTAAAGGTATGAACTTAGCTGCCAATTATTTACATATGCCAGTAGTTAGACCGATTGCAAGTATGGAAGAATTTGAACAACAACAAATAAGAGACCTTTATATTAGAGAAATGATATTTAATATCAATGACGAAGTTGATTTTGTCAAAGAAGATATAAAAGGTAAAGTGGTACGAAGAAGTACAAACTATGTCGTACTAGAGGATAACAATAACAATTTACATAAAGCATGGATTTGGGATTGTATTCCAATCGCAGCTGATAGAGAAGTACAAGTAAGAGAACATGATTTAGATGTTGATTATGGCTTCGAAGCAGTATCGGAAATTAAAACAGAAAATGTATCGCAAAGAGAAATAAATGATTTAGAAAAGTTTGCTGATAGAATACTTAAAAAGTATGGTGTTGATATTGAGTTTACAAGACATTTTGTAGATAGAATGAACGACACTAGAAATACTCCAGCAATCAAAGTATCTGAACTACAAAAGTTTTTCAAAAAGATACAAAGAAATAAAGCAAAAAACATTATTAATAATCCTGACATAGAAGCTGTGTTAAAGGATATATCAACAAATTTAAACTTACCTGTTATAATCAAAAGAAGAGGTAACGAATTCGAGGTAACCAATAAAACAATTATGAGAAAACCAAATTTTAGTACAAGTAGTAAAGTAATTAAGTATGAAGATTTAGACGCTCAACCACAAGATAGAGATGTTAAGAAAAAAGATGGCACACAGCCTAAAAAATATTATAAAAATCTATCTAAAGATACAAAAAGTAAAAGAGCAGACTTCTTTAAAAAGAATAAAGACAATAAACCAGCACCTGGTGACAAAGACGCAAAAACAAAACCAAGTATTCACACTCAGAAATATAAGAAGATGTTTGGTGAGATGAAGAAAGATTTACAAGACGCTTGTTGGACAGGTTACAAACAAGTTGGTATGAAGAATAAAGGTGGTAAACAAGTACCAAATTGTGTACCAGAAAGTATGAGTATAGAAGACGCAAGAAAAGTAGAAGGTTTTATATCAGATTCATATGAAATAGGTAAAGATTATGCAGACCATACTAAAAGAGTAACACCAGGTCAAAGTGTTGAGGTAAAAAAGGTAAAAGGTTTTATAGATAGAACTTCAAGTCCAGATGAAAAAGACATAAAAGAATGGGCTGCTTCAGATGAAACCGTTTATAAATATAGGGAACGATATAAAGAGGAATGGCAAAGTAAACTTAAAGAAGTTGTTGCCAAAATGATAGAGAAACTATAATGAAAACATTTAACGAGTATGAAAACATTGATAAATCTTGTGAGGAGTGTATATTCGAGCATGAAGCCGAAGGCATTTACGAAGCAGAATATCAAGGTAAGAAAGTTAAATTGAACGACCCAATTCGTGGTGGTTCTAAGAAGTTTTATGTATATGTAAAGAATGAAAAAGGTAATGTTATTAAGGTTTCATTTGGTGACACTACAGGATTAAGTATTAAAAGAGATGACCCAGCAAGGAGAAAGTCGTTTAGAGCAAGGCACAATTGCGACAATCCAGGTCCTAAAACTAAAGCTAGATATTGGTCGTGCTACCAATGGAGAGCAGGAGCAAAGGTAAACAACTAATGAGTAGATATAGAGAAACTATGACCGACCTATACAGGCAGGTTCAGGAAAATGCTGGCGATTACTTACGAAGTAAGATGACAGACACACAAATTAACAATATTAAAAAGACTTGGTCTATGAAGACGGCGAAAGATGTTACGCCTGCTATTAGAGATATGATTAAGAAGATGGATATTCCTACTCAATTAGCCATCAAGCACGCAAAAATTAATCAGTTATCAAAATTAGTAGAAGACTTAGAAGAAAATTTTAGCACATCTCAAATCGCAAGACTTAAAAAAGAATACGAAGTATTAAGAGGCAAAAAGATTTCAGTTGCAAATGCTAACAAACTATCACAAATGTTTAAGAACATTCCAGATAGTGGTCTAACAGATATATTTAAAGCAGATATTCCATTCTTATCTGTTATGGCAATGACTAAAATGATACAAAAAGGTATACCTAGACCAGCAGGTGTTAAATTAAATTTAGAAGAAGTTGAAATACTTGACGAAGCTCTACATGAGATTGTAGATGTTACAGAGGGTATGATTGACGGTAAAAAGTTTGACAGTTTGAAAAAAGGAGATACTATGACTATCTCTTACAAATCAGCTATGGGTAATAATGTTACAGGTAAGAAATTTAAAGTAAAAAGTAAAAGTAGAAGTGCAAAATACAATACTGATAAAGTAACATTACATCCAGATGGCAACCCTAGTATGGCAAGATTTTTCTTATATAAAAGAGCAGATGGTTCTGTGTCAATGGCAACAGGCGATATGGCCGTTTCTATGACAAACTTTAAGGAAGAAATACAAAAAGAAGAAATTGACGAAGGTAGAATGTCAGAGATTGACGCAATGAGAAAAGCAGGTGCGTCAGCAGCCGAGATTGCAAAAGAATTAAAATTAAATGTTAAAGATGTCAAAGCTATTTTAGGTGAAGAGGCTGACGAAGAAGATGAAGAAGAAAAAGAAGAACCTAAAAAAGAAACTAAAGAAGATGATAAAGAAAAATTAAAAGCTGAATTAGAAAAAAAAGAAGCTGAAATTGAAATGTTAAAAACAAAGGCTGAAACAGAGAAAGCCAAAGTTGCAAAGAAAGAAACTGAAAAGTTGGTAAATCCTGAAACAGGTGAACCACTTTTACAAGTTGGTATTGCATACAAACATCTTAAAGATAAAATGGCTAAAGAAGAACTTGAAGAAGAAAGAACATATACAGTTGTTCATGTGAAACATGGTAAAGAAGTTATTAAAGCAAACGGTACATATGACGCTGCTAAAAAATATGCACAAATGAAAGGTCTTAAAAACACCTCAGGTGTTGACGCTCATTTAATGGAGATGGCCAAAGACAAAGCATATGCAATTGGTATGTCAACTGCTAAAAAGAAATTCAATGACGAACCACCATTAGAGAAAAAGACAATCAAAAAAGGACATGAGATTGCTGATAAACTAATGGGTATGAAAAAAGAAGCAACTATCAAAGAATATAAAAAGATGACAGTTACTTTTAATTCTATGGCTGATATGGCAAAAGCTTCAACTGATTTAGCAAAACAAGGTTTTACAATTAATGCAAAAGGCATGGTAATGAAAGTTGATGGTAAGGGTGCAGACCTTAACAAGTATGGTACAGACTTACAAAACTTTTATAAAGCAAAGGTAGTAGCTGAAGAAACAATCGTAGAGTTTACTTCTCAACAAATTAAAATGGCATATGGTGTTGCAAATGATAAAAGATACAAAGGTGGCAATTACTCAGGTGCTGTGAGGGCAATTGAAAAAATTGCAAAAGGTTTATCTAATCATCCTGATGTTATGAAAGTTTTACAAAGAACAAATGAAAATGTTAATGAATCACCTATGATGTCAATGAATAAACAATCGCCTGAATATAAACAAGGGCAACAAGCGGCTAAACAAGGAAAAAAATACATAGATAATCCTCATTCAGACGCACAAAAGAAATTAAATTGGTCAGGTGGTCATAATGCTTATAGAGCACTCAATATGGCAAAAGAAATGTATGAGTCACTTGCAGCTTTAAAAAAGAAGGCAGACAAATCAGGTATGCCTTATTCAATATTAAAAAAGGTTTTCGATAGAGGTATGGCCGCTTGGAAAGGTGGACATAGACCAGGTGCAAGTCAGCACCAATGGGCATACGCTAGAGTAAATTCATTTGTAACAAAATCATCAGGTACTTGGGGTGGCGCAGATAAAGATTTAGCTGCTAAAGTAAAAGGTGAGAGTTTAGAAGAAGCAAGTTTATATGCTTTTAAAGAATATGAACCATCACAGCAATATGAGGCTGGTAGAGATATGAAAAATATCGAAGACGCAATTAAAAAAGCAGGTGGTAGAATTAAAAGTAAAGAAAAACCTACAAGACGAGAACCTAACTTATCATTTGAAATTGAAACAGGTAATCCAACAGCTGTAAAAGCTGCAATTAAAAAAGCAGACCCGGAATTTAATGTAGATTAATAAGTTTTTTATATTATGAAAATAGTGAAACGGCATTGTTATGCAAAAGGTAATGTAATATATAAAAGTAGAATTTTAAAATACAAACCTTTTCCATATAAAATGATATATCATGTGATGGATTTGATACAAGAAAATTTGACACCTGAGTTATTAAAAGGTAGAAAAAAAGTAATGTATCCTAATGATGTAAACAATGTAAAGTATTATGGACATTGTTACCATGCGT